AAAGGAGGATTCTGCCTGTAAAGAATAAAACAAAACAGTACCCAATAGATTTAAAAGGTATTTATCTTGCGCTGTTCTTATAAATGATAGTAATCTATCAGCATCAATTGAACCCTGCAATGGAGTTTGTTTGATGATATCGTTTCTGCTTACAAATAATGCGTATGCCATATTAGTTTTTATTTAATGTTGTTTCTTCAGTAAATTGAGTTGTATCAGCTACTACATCAGTTTCATTAACCATAGCAGGATTTTCGGTAACGTTTTCAATTTCCGTTTTAACCTCTTGAATTGTTTGACCTGTTTTCTCAGCTTGTGATGCTAATAATGCCGTTGGTACTGCTTGTTCAAAATACAAACCTATACTTCCCCATCCACCTTCTACTAATGCTGTATCTAATTGATTCAATATTAAATTTTGGAATGGTTCAATTGTCATTGTTTGTAAGATAGAATAAGCCGTTTGCATTTCCTCACTGTTAGAGCTAAATCCATTCACTGCGGTACGAATACCCATCAACAATGGAGAAGTGATTCTATGCGCTACTAAAATCCTATCCTGAGCGTATTCTGAAACGTATGTGTATTTCTCGTGTAAACTATCTACCTGAATTGTATCAATAGTTGGTTGTCTATCTTTATCATCGTTAAATGATAACATAAATCTACCAGCATTACGAGTACCTGTGAACTTTTGAGATATCATATCTTCGATAGTATCTCTTTCCTCAGGTGCTGGAATACCATTGTTCATGTTAATCATTACCAAAGGTAAGAATCCATTCTCAATGTTGTTTAAATGTAAGTTAGATAACTCAGCTTCAACGAATGCAAATTGTAAACCAGGGAACCAATCCGGTACTGAATAATAGAAATGACCAGGTGAGTAATCTTTAATGTAAAGAATCTCAGTTGATTCATTAGATGTTCCAAAAGCAGGAATACGTTTTTTGTTTCTAATAGCTCTTTGGTCTGTCCAATCGTGTGAGTAATAATATGCATCTATTCTTGGAGATTCAACTAACTTCTCAGCTCTTATATTTTGAACTGGAGTGTGATACATCTTTATAATTTGTGTATGTGCTTCATTCCAATGTACTAAGAAACATGCATTACCATAAAGTTTTAAATCAAATGTTACTCTCTTCATTTCTTCTTGAGGTAACATCTTAGCAAATGATTCTTTTAATTGTTCATTTTCACAATAGATACCTCTACCAAAAATCATATCAGCAATACCACCAATACAAGCTGCGTTGCTTGTAGAGTTCATATATGCCTCCGTAATGTTTTGGAAATAATCATCCGGCATTATGATACCAACCGGCACATATTGCATTCTTGTTTTTGTATCCTCTATAACTTGAGGGATTTCTTGTTGGGCTAAGTTTACAACTGAGAAATTTTGTGGTTTGCTCATATTAATCTAAAATTATATATTCGTTATCTGATAGGTTTGATACATAAACATTTTCTAATGGTATTTGGTTTGTGTAGTTTGCTTTATCAATTGATTGAGAAGCAAATACATTTATTGAACCATGCCATATAGATGCCGTACCACTCATAATATAAGCCCTATATTCATCACCAATTGAAGCAGATGGTATAGATGTTGCAAAATTTAATCTACTCTCATATGGGGCATATGTGTAACTCAGGGAGCTACTTGTATTAACCAATGTAGACATATTTTGTAAATGTAGCTTAAGTTGCGATGAACCAGTTGGCTGTGTTCGTATTGTAAAGGAATTACTCCCAGAAATATAGTATGCTAACATATCTTGTATTTACCTTGTTATTTTCTATTACTTTAACAACATTCCAGCTAAATTTAGTTAATGAGCATAAAAAAAGGAGAACCGAAGTCCTCCTTTAGTATTATTGTGTAATACTGATTAGTTAGTACCGTAAACTACCGTTGGTTTAGCAGACCCAGACAATGCTGCGAATGGGTTTCCAGCTACAGAGCCAGAGATTAAAGCCGCTGGTAATGCTTCAGTTCCAGTAAGAGTTACTGAGTAACCATAAAGGTCACCTAAAGCAGCTCCAGTTTGGATGGTTCCCGCAGTTACATCACAACCTAAAACTTCACCTGCTACGAAAGCATCTCCGTTATTAGTTGCAATTACAATCTGAGGTCTACCATAAGCCATTACTTTCAATTGGGTACTCATCTCTTGTGTGATTTTCTTTAAGTTCAACACTGTCTCCTGAGAGAAGAATGTTGTTCCGTTTTCACGAGATGAATTAACAGTTTCAGTATATGCACTTGTCCCTTTTAACTGATAGTAGTAAACTGAACTACCTGATGGGAATGCTGTGATTTCTCCAGCTACGTTTTTAGTGAAAGAACCCGTAGTGTAGTTAAGAAAGTAAACACCAGCTAAACCACCGATACTCTCTTTACAAACTTCGTTTCTTCCAGCACTTAAATTACAAGTCGCCATATGTTTGATTTTTTATTTATTGTTAATTATGTTAATTTAAAATAAGTAAAGTGAGGGGAGGAATTATACCTCCCCATTATTCACTTAAATTTTTTATTAGTTAGGGATGTGGATAGCAATATCCTCACCTATACCAAATTGAGTTCCAGCAGTATATCTCATAATGATTCTGAAATTCTGTGAGCCATCGATGTTAGCCATGTCTAAAACTCTAACCTCATTGTAGTCAGAAAGCAATCCTGTTCCGAAGAATAAGTTTGATTTTTGTGCTGCTACCATGTAAGATGAAGTCATACCAGGACAGAATTCTAAAGCGATACCATTAAAGTCCATTGGTTTCTCACCTACAGTTACTTTGTTATCGTATCCGTTAGCGAAGTTAGCACCTAATGCAGTTTGGTAAGCCTTTTTAACGTTTGTTGGAACGTAGATAACTAAATCTTCTTTTCCGTAAACCTCTTCAGGAATAGCGTCAACTAATGAAGTTAATTTAGCAATTACGTTAGTAGAAGTGATTGAACCAGAAGCAGATGATTTAATTACTGCACCAGCTCCACCAGCAGCTGCTGAACCAGATAATGCAGGTAATAAACCAGCGAATTGTCCGTTAGTAGCTCCTACACCTTGCCAGATAGAAATTTCAGTAGCTTCAGCTACTTTTCCACCTACATAAGAGATTAAGTAATCGTTGAAATCTTTTGGAATTTCATCAAATGCGCTGTAGCCCAATTGTAAAGATTCCCAAGAATCTACGAAGTTTTGCTTACAAAGCTCCAAGTTAACTTGCAATTCCTTTGGTTCAATTATTCTCTCAGAAAGAGCTACAGTACCAGAAGTTACAAAGTTACAAGAAGCATCGTTGATAATGCTATCAACCGCTACCTTTTGGATTACCTCTTTGTACTTCACGTTTGGCATGATAGTAATAGATTTGTTGTCCAAAGTCTTAGCTGATAACAACGCCGCTGCGATATAATTTCCAGCGAACTCACCAGCATACGTTGAAGTAACTGCTGGTTGTGTGAAGTTTTGTTGTTTTCTCATTTTTAATGAATTTGTTTTGTTGTTAATTTTATTTGTAAAGTTTAGATAGAAAAGCTTCTTGCGAATTTGCTGCTTTTTTACCACTTGTTTGTGCTTGTCTACTTAATGTTGTTTTCACATCATCAATAGGAGCTCCATTCAATTTGTTTAAAGCTTTTGCTTTTTTCATTTCAGTTGGCACCATCTCTTCATCCTTAGCAGGAGCTTCTTCAGATATTACATCTTCTTTAACTTCTTCTAATTTTGCTAATCTAGCAGCCATTTCCTCAATTCTATAAGAAAGTTTTTCGTAAACCTCACTCATCGTTTGTGGAATATCTTGTGGTTCAGCAGTAGTTGCATCAGGTGTTTCTGCAGATGAGATATCATCTCCAGCTATCGATGCCATATCTTCTTCCTCAGGAACTTCAGGTTGAGCTTCCTCAACATTCATTCTTTCGGTGATAACACCATCTTTAGTAACAACTCTAATCACTACTTCTTTACCTTCTGAGTCCTTTAAAGCAATCTCATGTTCTCCATCGGGTGCAGGTGATAAAGTTCCATCAGATGAAACTACATCAACTTTTTCTCCTAAGTCAAACGTTGGTGATTGCAATACAGTCCCATCAGCCAATGTGGCATCAGTAAACTCGACAGCCTTAGATAAGGTTTGTACAAGTTTCTTAAGTACGTCTTTTGCGTTCATATTAGTTTTGTATTTAGTTATTTAACAATTGGTTTTTTTTTCGTATCGATTTTTAATTACCCGGCACGTAAGGGTAAGGTGCTGTATATCTAAATGTACCACTTCCACTATTATATGTAATAGTAGTTGTATTACCAGCTTTAGTAATTGTAGCATTAGTTACAGCAATATCATATTGATTTAATGCAGTTCCAATAGTACCTTCAAATTGAATTAAAAATATTCCATTAGAACCATTTCCACCTGAACCAGAGGTTATAATACCTTCATCATTTCTTATGGCTCCACCTCCACCACCAGCTCCAATAGCAATAGCATTGAATCCATTTAAAATAGCTTCACCGGCTCCGTTTCCTCCACCATCATTACCAGTTCCACCTGCACCATTAATTCCGAAAGCACCTCCACCTCCACCTCCGCCAATTACAACTCCGGTATCATCATTACCTTCTCCACCATTTCCACCTGCACTAACGTCAGCTGGCTGACCATTTTGTGTAGTACCGGCTCCACCACCACCTTTATTACCAACATTTGCACCTCCAGTAAATCCGGTGTAATTAAAAGTTCCTGATGGTGTAATAATTGAACCTGTACCAGAGTTACCTCCAGTACTTAAGTTACCTGTTCTACCACCTTGCGCTTTTATATTTGTTATTCCAGCGTAAGTATCATTGTATATAGTTGCGTAAGTATCTTGTCCGTTTGTACCACTTGCTCCACCACCACCAACATTGATAGTCCAAGTTACATTTGGTATAACTGATAGTGATGATGATAAAAAAGCACCAGCTCCGCCACCACCTCCTTGAAATAAACCACCAAAGCTAGTTCCGGGTACTCCACCACCTCCGCCTGCTTGTGCCCAAACATTAGCAGGAAAGTTGTAGCTAAGTCCATTCCTATTTACAAAAGGCTGGACAGCTTTAATGATATTTGAATTTAGATTTACTGACATATTTTATTTTTTATCTTAATGCAAGGATAGCTGTTGCTGTTGAAGAAGAAGATACTGCTGCTATTAAACCAGGA